TGCGGCAGTATCTGTGCAAAGCCTTCGTACTTGTTTTCCCTGAGCCATGATACATACCAGTCCAGACCGACTCCGTGATTCTCGATGCAGTCGATAAGCCGCACTTCCTTGCCAGCCAACTGAGCAACGAACAGGCATGTAGAGTCAGCCACACCGAGGTCCCAAGCAACAAAAGACTTGCAAAGATCATCCCGGTCAATAGTCGTGATCCTAGACTTGGCCTCGAGATCGTTAATAATCTGACCATAATAACTACCCTCAACCGCTGCATTAAAGGAACACTCAAACTCCTGAGCGTACTTGTCTTCGCCCATCTCCTTACGGGCATCCCAGAGTTCTTTTTCCTGAAGAATCCCTGTCTCGCTGGCTCTGAACTCAAGTAACGCCCATCCTTCCGCTGTCTGTGCGCGATCCCTAAAGTCAGCAAAGTGGTTCTTACCTTTAGGCGTACCAATAAAGAGACACCACGTAGGAGCATCGTCTGTGTTCCTATCTGCTAATGCTGGCCTGATGACTTCGTTCCAGATTTTAGGGTTTTGATCCCCAATCTCGTCAAGCACCACTCCGTCAAAATATTGGCCCCTGAGCGAATCGGCGTTATCAGAACCGTAAAGACTAATTCTACGCCCCCAAAAGTCCACGCGAAGCTCAGAAATATTAGCCGTAGCACCCAATGGACGAGTAAACTCAAGTAAGTAATCCCATGCAACACGCTTAGACTGAGCGTAAGTAGGAGCAATGTAAGCAAATCTAGGGTTAGGTTTCTTGCACTCAATGGCGGCCTTTATCAGATGATTGATAGCGCTTACAGTCTTGCCCATACGACGATGAGCCACTACAACCGTAAACCTGTGGTTATCTACTGCCTCATGAATCTTTAGCTGCTGATCCCTTGGCTTATAAGCAATCTCGATTACTTCTGCCATGTAACCACGTGCTGCTGAGGAGCACCGTCAAGTCCTGTTACCTCAGTTCTAGCCAGCTTAGGTATATGGTACTCAGATAGCTTCTGGATAATGTCCAATGCCTTATGAGGATCTTTATCAGCAACCTCATTAAGCCATCTATCCATGTTAGGAGCATTGCGCTCTAGTAGGTTAGCTATAGCTTCTCTTACGATGCCGGTAGACTTGTTAGGCATACCCTTAGGTCTACCCGGCCCTGCTAGTCCTTTGCCGATTTCTGGCGTTTTAAAATCATTTTCTGTTTCCATAATTGCATTATCCTTTGGATGTCATGCTTGTATAAATATGTTGCGTTAACTTAATATCTAGGTATAATAATATTTCACTTGGAGGAACTATGAAAATCACTATCGAATCAACGCCAACACAAGGTATTACATTTACTTTAGATGATGAGCTTTTAAAATCTAATCAAGATGACTTTATTAACTTTTTAGAACATGTCAAAATGTTATTACAAATTCATATTGATGATGCTAATAACTTAATCGAGTAAGCCTTTCTTATAATCTTCAAGTCTTCTTAGCATTGCATCATCAATCATTGTTGATACCCCTGCTTTTCGTTTTTCAATAGCGCCAATCGTATGCGATCTCAAATCGCCAACTTTACCCATTTGTTCTGCTGCTAATTTTGTATATTGTGGCCCCATAAATATTTCAACAGGTGCGCTATATCCTAATCCACCCAAATATTCCATATTGGTAAGATCTGTATTATATGTTGCATTTTTAGAAGGTTTTAAAATTATTCCTTCTTTACCTGAAGATACGAATGCATTACCACCATAACCCCTTGGAAGTCCAGCCAAAGCAGGATCACCAATTGCATTTTCTATATCTTCTGCATTAAATCCAAATTCTTTTTGAAAATTTATATCACCTTTTTTCCTACTTTTACCATAAGCATTAGCAACAAATGCTTTTCTCAAATCTCCCCCAGCCGCACTATTCTGAAATAATTGCAATCTTCCTAATTCTGTTTCTACTCCAGCAAAATCTTTAAATGGATACGTTACTCGCCGTTTTTCTCCTGTACCAACAAATTTAGGAGTATTTTGTATTCTTTCATTAAGTTTAGGAATAATTTGGGGGCTATTCGGATTCCTATCAATTAAACCTAATAAAACTTGCGTTGGCTGTACAGAATAATTTTCTGAATATTGTGCCATTGTTATTGGAGTTGAAATTACCTCACCAGTTCCACCAGCCTCTAAATTTTCTTTTCTAGCAATAGCATCTCTTGTAACAATTTTTTCTGCAACAGTTTTCCCAGAAGCTCCACCAATACCCTTTTTAATATGTTCAGTATCTAAAATATAATTTTGCCCTCCATGAGTAATAACGTGCGGAATATCTACTCCAGACACCTGAGTAATTTTCATATTTCTACTTGAATTATCCCAAGGCATAAATAAAAGACTTGCACCTTGTTTGTTTGATAAGTCGTTAATTGTTTTATTAACTAATCCACCAATATCTTCGCGTTTAAATTGAGTTCCTACTAACGGATCTGGATTAGATGGGCTTGTCGGCCTATATACATACATCTGCAAACCTGTTTTTGCAGCATAATCATCAAGCAAATCGCCAATGGTTGGAGCAATATATTTTCCTGCCGAAGCAGTGCCTTTTAATGCTGTCCTGCCAACACCATACCCAATAGCTCCTAAACCAGCCATATCCAATACATCCATTGGATTCGGAGCCTTACCCATACCTACATCGGTATAAGCCTGTTGCGCCCCAGTAACTCCAAGCACATCTGCTGGCTTAATTGCGCTTAATAACTGATTTAAATTAACTTGATTAGTCTGCAATCCACCGGGAAGAACCTCACCAGTAGACTGTTGCTTAGGAGCAAAATTAAATCCAGTCGGGATCGTTACCTGAGCAGGAGCAGTCGTTGTAGGAAACAAAGCCTCAAGATTCAACGGGTTAGCAGTCACTACCTGTTGTGCATTAGGAAGAATCTGGTTCAAAAACTGAGCTACCCTACCAGCACCACCAGCCGCTAATTGAGCAGTATTAGGGTTAATAGGTGTAATTGTTCCAGACGTTTTTTGCTGCAAGTTTTGAATAGAAGGCATTGGAACTCGACCTCTAGGATCAAGCCCCATACGCTGATTAAACAGAATCTTGTCTATCTCAGCTTGCGTTAGTTGTCTGGGCATCTCCGCCATATATCGCCTCGTATATATCCGGTCTGTTAGCCTTTATCCACTCTCGTGGTTCTTCATGGCATTTCTCAAAGTCTGTTCCTACTGTCTGGCTTCCTGCGTGATGAACATAAGCCCTTGATACGAAATGCTCAAACCCTGCTTTTTGCAGGTCATGGCATATTATATTATCGGAATACCAATTCGTGCTAGGGAACTTAGCCGCATCCCATGCCTTCTTGCTAATGGTAGCAAATATTGGTGCTATGACTCCTGTGGGCTTAATGTAGAACTCGCTCTCCCACTTTAATCCGACTCGCTCATCTTCTTCTACCGGAAACCTAATGTTCTGGTCAGGCAATACATAGTCTGATCTTGCGCCCAAGAATCCGACATTTACGCCGTTTGATTCCAGAATTTCCGAATCATTCTTCATCACATCTATGGCGCTAGGTGTTATAACAACGTCATCGTTAGACACAATGACTGATTTATAACGTCCATGCTCAAAGGCATAATCTATTGCTGTATTGTAAGCATCGCCAAAGTTAGTCGCATCGTTTGGCCTCCATACCAAATTAGGCAGGATACTCTTAGCCTTATGCCAAAGCTCTAAGCTGTTACCAAATAGGTATACAGGCATCGTAGGGGCATAAACTCTAATGCTTTCAAGCAATATCGTTACGCCGGGATTCTTTACCGTACAGATAACTATAGCTTGCACAATGTCACCTTCATGGATTCTACAGCTCGTGGAGTTCTAAGGATTTCCTGATCGCCAGCACCAGACTCTGACATTTCTGAGCCTAATTCAGACAACTTAAACTGAAGTTCTGCCAACCTAAATCCTGAATCCCATCCTAGATACCAACTCCACTCGGTATAGTACAGCCAGCTATTCTCGTTGAATGCTCTTACGTGAGTAGGATCTTGCCATGCACCTAGACTTAGCTCATACGGTACGGATATAACGAACTCACCACCGACTTTAAGTAAGTCTCGGCAGTTCCTCATGGCGCTTACTAAATCCGGAATATGCTCTAAAACGTCATTTGCGAGGATTTTTTCAAACATTTCCGGTCTAATCTTGATCTGTCCGAATCGGGTATCTACTAGCTCACCCCATTGAACCTTAGATATGTCGCAACACCAGTCAGGATTTACTCTGGCCTGTATGTCTGAGTTTAGACAATCCTCTCTCCAGTCTTTGCCGGAGCCTAGATTTAGTATCATTTTTTCTTGTTTCTAGCGGAAATAGCTGCGGCTTTTTGCTTGGCATCAGCCTTCGACGAGGCTCCCCATGCTCGTAAAGACAGTAACAAACGAGTAGGCTCACCATTTTTATACTCCGCACCCGGCATATTGCCCATACGAGCTAAGAAACTAGCTCTGCGACCAGAATCTCCAGACTTTAATGGAGGTTTAAGATCTGCTCCCTCAGTTCGCTTAAAGTGTTCTCTACCAGCCTTATTTAATCCGCCCTTTGGATTTTGATACTTTTTAGCAACCATGATTTGCCTTATAAGTTTTAACTCCTGCTTTCAATGGCGCAGAAATAGCAATATCTAAAGGAACACCAGTACGGATTCTACGCATTAAAGTAGCTGGCTTTATTCCATGTAATCTAGCCAAATCACTTATTGTTTGTTGTTTTTGTTTTGACAATATTTCAATAGATTTTTCTGGTGGAACTTTTTTAACAACAACTAATTTCCACAAAGATTGATATTTAACCCCATAATTTCTTGCTAATTTTGCAAGGTTTATTGTTTCCCCATTAAATGAAACAAAAATTCCGTTTCTTTTGTTTTGAGCTTGTGTTTTTGCATCAGCCCATCTTACATTTTCTTTTGTATATCCTTTATTTACATCAATTCTATCTAAAGAATATTCTTTACTTGGTCTTAATCCAATATCATTAATAAAATTCCAAAATCCATCATCTCCATGCCAAGAATCACAAACTAATATTCCTCTTGCGCCATAATTTTTAAAATCATTATTGTTTTCATTATAGCAACGACCAAATAAATTTCTCCATACAACATGGGAAATTATTATTTTTTCAATCTCATCCTTATTACAAAAAGGAAAATTCATTTTTAATTACTTAGTCCAAGCCGCTGCCATTATTCATCCTCGTCTTCTTCTTCGGCGTATTCCATCTTAGCCATTCTGAGCATGTTCTTCTGCTTCTCAGTCATAGCTTTAGTAATCGGGCCACCTACCAGCCAAGCAGAACAGCTACGATCAGCAGCACACTTGAACTCGAAAAGCTCACAGTAGCCTAGTTCTGACTCTGCGACCACCTCATTAGCGTAAGTCTCAGCGTCTGATTCCTCACCCTGAATGCCCTTGATAATGCAGTCCATCATCTCAGGAGTCTGGATAAATGCAGCACAGTTACCACAGCGCATTGTCTGTGCATTCTCTGGAGTCGTAGCCCATTCCTCAGCACGTTTATCCCAGAAGTCTTCAGGTTCCTCTGGGTTAGCTGGGCCATAGCCTACATTCTTAAAAGCCCAATCCCTATTCTCTAGGTTGAGCTGGATGTCTGAGCAGACTTTAGGACAAGGTTTCATTTTTTGGCTTTATTCTTAGCTGTACGGGAACCACGAACTGGCATTGCAGTCTTGGCTGCTTGCTTAAAGTCCGCTTTAGTAGGAGCGCCCTTAGTCCCCGGCTTCTTCATCTTTTCGCCTGAACCCTCGGATATGCGCTTGCGTTTAGCATGAATATTACTGTAGAGACCGGGTTTCATTTGTATCCTCGTTAATAGATTCAAGAACAACATCTAAAGGATTTTTTTCGTTGTTAATGCCTTTTTTATTCAACCAATGAACATAAGACACTAAAAAATCAAACGAATCCTTATCTGCTTTACCACCTTTTCCGGGGCGAATTTCATCCCAAGCAAATACAGCATGGGCTTGACGGTTTTTTATTTTTAAATATGGCTCAATATCCGACAAAAAATTAACAGCTTTTGCCCAAGAAATTCTCCAATAATAACCTTGTTTCCAGTTCTCTTTTCTTAATGAAAGCGGTTTTATATCACCACCCCATTTTTCTTTAAATTCATTAAGAATTTCTAAATTTGTATTTGTTACAAGTACCCTAGGAAATATTGATGTCCGTGTTTTTGCGAATCCTATACATCCTTCGCCATCAACAAATCCAGCAGCATATTGTATGTTCATTTTTTAGGTTGTTTTTTTGCAACACTATAAGCAATTGCCAGAGCTTGTTTTTGAGACTTGACCACTGGGCCACCTTTGCCAGAATGCAGTTCGCCTTTGCCATACTCACGCATAACTTTGGCTACCTTCTTGGCTGCTTTGGTCTTCTTCATTAAGAATCTCCTGTACCTGCTGCGCTAACTGCAATTCGGTAACCTCGTACCGACGCTCAAAGGCTTTTCTTCCCATGCCGTGATAGCCAGTATTCCCCCTGTGATGCTCGGGACAAAGTGGGATAGTTGCATAATTAGAATTCCTAACACCCATCCCCAGACCTATACCTCTGATATGGTGAATCTCTGCTGGAGTCCCAATATAGCCAAGCCTGTAACAAATTATACAGCCTATATCAGCTACTTTTGACAGATATTGCGCCTCTTTTTTACGCATTCTTTTGTTTTGGCTAAGATTCGTAGTTTGCCCTCACAAGCACTACGCTTGCGGCATGATCGGGCAGAAATTCAATACGCCATAGATCGCCTTTAATCACTACATCACGATGCTCCGGCTCAAATGCGCTAAGTCGGGCGCGGAGGGTTTCTATTTCCTTGTTCCAACCGTGACCTAAGTGACCGGGTTGATAATTTTGCTGAACGCATCCAGCGGCTTCTGCTAACGCAT